TCCGCGCGTCCAGGACCTTACGCCCGGACGGCGTCAGCCCCAACTGATCGCACGCTTTCAGATAGACGGACTGGGTGACGTTATCGAACCTGTTGTCTATGACCGGCCAGTCCGGGTCATCCAGGCGTTCGGCCATCATCATCAGCACCGCCACCGCGCCCTCATCCATCGCCGTGATGATGCCCTCACGCTTAGCCGCCTGCACCGACTCGTTCGTGACCTGCCAGATTTCGCCCTGCATGACTAGCGCCTAATACCAAACAGGCCCACTACCAGGATGAGCAGCAGCAGAATAACGATGAGCCAAAGCGGGTCCATGACCGTGTCCTTTCCGTGGTGTCCCTATACTGGGGTGTGGCAGTGGCCGGTGAGGTTCGCTTTTCGGGAGTAGAGCGAACCCATGACCCGGACGCCAGCCGCCAATTCCTATAGGCGGCTAAGCCCCCGCAGGTTGGGACTTGCGGGGGCACTTCCGTTTTCAGAACAGCGCCGGCTGTGCGCCTGCCAGTGAGTCGGCCTTGATGTTGTTACAGATGAGATGCGCCAACTGCACGTTTCCGGGAACATGCGCCCCACCCAGCGACACCGGGACGATATGGTCCAGGCTGGCGCTCATAGGATCCGGATACCTGGCCGACCTGCTTACACGCTTCCCGCAAATGCCGCAGCGCCAGCCGTCCCGCTCAAAGATTTCCCGCTTATTGATCGGGACGTAGTCCACACCATGACGGCGGGCGCGTTCCCTGTAGTGTCCGCGGCCACCGCCCTGATATGCGGGGTGGCCCTCAGCCCTGCGCTGTGCGCGATAGTGCCGCACGCATTTATTCAGTGCGATGGTTGGGGCGTCGCAGCCATCCACCACGCACACCAGCGGTTGCGTCTTTGGCTGTCCAGACGGGCGGCCCTTGGGGACATACAATTCACGCCTGCGCGCCAGCTTGCGGTCATTCGCGCCACTTTGAATCTGCCGCCGATACTTGGCGGCTTCCCTGCATGTCGCGGTGCAGTAGACATGATTAGGCCGGATCGACTCAAACTCTCCGGTACACCAGGCGCATGCGACCAGCACAGGCCAGCCTCCCGTCGTCTACCGTATTCCCGTCTACACATTATTAGACGTGACCCGGCTTAAAGCTCAGGGGAGAGATGGCACACTGCGGGCGAAAGCGTCCGCCCCTTGTTCAGCCAGGGATTCCGACGCCCCTACCCCTGGATGCTGTCGCTGGTGCATCACCATTGTCTGGATAGGAGCCCTAGCCCCGGGGGTGGTGGCTTGTTGCCTCGTTGTTTGTTGCATTTGCTGTGTGCGGGTGCGAGGTTGGCGGGGTCCTCGCGTAGTTCGGGGTGGGTGGACCAGGCTTTGATGTGGTCCACGCTAAATGCCATGTCGTCGTCGGGGGTCAGTGTGTAGTCGATGGGCTGGCCGCATAGCCAGCAGGGTAGGCGTTTGGCTTTTAGTTCGCGGGCTAGGCGTTGGCCTCGTCTGCTGTGCCTGGCTTTGGCTGCTCCGTCCATGTTCCTCCGCCTCGCGTTGGGGTCAGGACCATGGCCATGTCCAGGTGGTGCAGCATGCGGAACAGCATGGGTAGGGTGGGGGTGGCTTTGCCTGTCATGAGGAAGCTTAGGTGTTTGGTGCTGATGCCCAGGTGTCTGGCCATGAGGACGTGCGCTGTGCCTTTGGCTTGCATTTGTTGGCGGATTAGTGGCATGACGTCGTCTGTGCTGTTGGCCAGTCTCACGTCGATGATGTCCACTAGGGTGGGCCTTTCGTGCGGGGTTCCTGCCTGCCGGCCCGGTCGTTGGTCTCAGCGGTTCCGGGCCGGCGTCGGCAGGCTGGCGTTTCCCTTGGACGTGCCCGATGGGGACGGGTGACGGGTCCGGTAAAGCCAACATGGCAGACGTGGCGCCCTGACCTGGGGGGTGGATAGGCTGCCACGTCTGCCACCTGCACCTAAGTGTTTACCAGCTCCGGGCGTCTAGTCAACATGGACACACGCTGTTGTAAAAGTTTTGACTGTTTGTTTGTCATATCCCGTCAGGCGGCGGCGCGGGCCTCCGGGGTATGACATGAGCATTCGCAGGTGCCTATGGCGTTCCCGCGGCGGGCTGGGTTCCAGGCGATGCCGGTGCAGTGGCGGTGGGATCCGCAGCGGCATTGGGCGCTGACGCGCAGCTGGGGCGTGTCACTGACTGTCTGCCGGGTCATGGTTTCCGGTGCGGGTTGGGGTATTGCACGGATGTACGGTAGACGTCCGCGAGGTCATAGAGTGAGCGCCGGCGGGCGTCCTGCCCCTGCTTGTGGATCAGGCCGCGGTGCGCCCAGTTCCTGATGGTGGATTCGGGGCGGTCCACGGCGACGGCCGCGGACACGGTATCCACCAGGACACGCTTTGGTTGCTCGCTCATGTCGGCACCGCCTGGATCGCGAACACGTCCCCGAACATATCGACGCCTCGCGCCCGCATGGAATAGATGGCGGCTTGCGTTTGCTCATCGTATTCCCGCGCTGATGCCATGGTTTCTGCGGCGTTCCGGTAGGCCATTTGGGTGGAGGTCTGGAAATCCTCCTCAGTCCAGTAGCGCAGCAGTTTGGTTTCCCCGTCCGGGGTGCCGATGGGGTATGCCTGATCCAGCATCGGGTCGATGTAATCCGCGGATTCAGCGAAAGCGTCTTGGAGGTATTCGAGATTCTTTCTCAGGCTCCCGCGCCGCTTGCGCCGCAGCTTCTCGGCGCGTTCCGTGATGAACCTCGCAGCCTCAGCCTTAATGTCCCGCTCAACATTCGGCAGCTGCGCTTCCACTTCATCCTGCAAGGCTTCCCGCAGTTCGTTGGGCTTATGGCCTCCTGGCCTCTTGTGTTCCTCGTCCCAGCGGCGGTCGAATTCCGCCTCTAGCGCTTCCCTGGTCATCATGGCCGGTCGAACTCCTTAAGGATTCTGGTAATCATGGCTATGGCGTCGCGGCAGCGCTGCGGGGTTATCCGCATGCCTTCCACGACGTAATCCCGGTGGTGCGGCCAGAATGCCCTCATGAATGAGTCGCCCGGCGCTAGGCCGGCTATCAGGTGGACGGCCTCAGCCATGTGGACGTTTGCGCTGCGGATGCCTTGTTCTATTTGGCGCTGGGCCTCGCGTTCCTTGCGGGTGTCCTCCAGGTGCGCGGCCCAGGCCGCCGCCGGTGTCATGGTGCCGTCCTGGATCAGCGCCACATAACGGGACCCGGCCATGGTCAGATCCGCGACGATTCCGGCGTTCCGCTCCGCCTCCGCCTTGGCCTCATCCTTTTCCCGGCGGCGCTGCTCGCGTTCCAGAATCTTGTCCCGCTCCGCTGAATCCTTGACTGTCTTGGCCTCCTGATAGGCGGCGTCCAGTGCCAGATCCCCGTTCACCACGGCGTCCGCCAGATCCGGCCTGAAATCTAGGACCGTTCCGGCTAGCGCGAGGACAAAACGCCAATTCGATGCGCTATTTTGGGTTTCCAAAATATCGACACTGCCCCGTTTCCAGCGCCCGCCCTCGCGCCGCCCGTCCGCCAGCAGGACCAGCGCTGTGGCCATCGCGCGCGCCCCGGTGGACATGTTGCGGCGGGTGATGTTGGCGTCGATGACGTATTCCGCCAGGTCCGTGCCGTCATAGATGACATAGTGGGGTTCGACGCCCGCGAGGTCGCACGCGGCCGCGCGGTTCCTGCCGTCGAGGATCAGCCCGTCAGGTGTGATGACCACGGGATTCCGCAGTCCGTTGGCGCGGATGGATTCGGCCAGTTCCTCCAGCTCCGGATCCGGAAGCATGGGGAACTTGTCCGCATAGGGGTGGGTTCCGGTGATGGCTTCCGTCGCCATCATCACAGCCACCAGGTCGCGGTGGCCCATCCGGCGATGAGTCCGGCGGTGAGGTATGCGGCGTGGACGAGTGCGCGCCGTCGGCGGATCCTGCGCTGGGCGGGTCGGATGGTTTCCCGGAAAAACCTGTAGTAGCTGTCTGTGGTCATTTCTTCCTCCGGTGTCTCGGCCCCCAGGGTGTGGCCCAGGGTTTTAGGATGGTGGTTGCGTCGCCGGACACGGGCCAGGGCCAGCCCTGTCCGGCGCGCTGTTCGGCTTTGGCGACTGTCTCCGTCATCAGCGCTGGGTTGTCCGCTTTCGCCGCGGCGCGCGCCTGCGCGTCTTCCGTGGCGTGTCCTTGGACATCAGGCGCCCGGCTCATCCGGGATGACTTCCACTGTCCGGACCAGGATGGACAGGGACAGCATGGGCAGCGCTTTCTTGTCGCCCAGCCCTTCAATATCCACGCCGTCCTGGCTGATGAACCAGGGGAACTCTTCCCCGTCGATGAACAGTTTTTTGGCGCGCAGGTCCACGACGGCTTTGTCCGGCAGGCGGGGGATGCTTTGGCTCATGGCTGGCCCTCCAGGATGTGGTGTCCGCAGTTGGGGCATTGGATGTCCACGTCCACTAGCGCGGATGTGGTCTGTCCGGTGCGGCGGCGCCAGTCGCGCATGTAGGAATTCCGGGCGAGCTTGCACGGGGTACAGGGTTCCTCGCCTGTTCTGATGTGGCGCTGGAGTCCGGCGTAGGTGCCGCAGGGTGCGACGTCGTCCACCACTGTGGGCGCGCCGTTGTAGGCGTAGTTCATGGCGCGCCCTTGGCTGGTCCGGCCAGCGCGAAGTCCGCTTGCCATTGTTCGACGGCGAAGCCGAACGCTGCCAGGGCCGCGACGAACGGCTGGCAGTGCCTGGGGAAGTCCGTCACTGCGCGCTTGAAGTCGTACCAGGCCAGCCAGGCGCGGCCCTGCGGCGACTCCGACAGGGCACGGCGCATGTAGAGCATGGCCAGGTTGGGCTGGCCCGTCCTTATGGCGTGTTCGGCGCGGCCGATGTAGTCCACTGTTCCCTCCAAAATTCGGCGTCTTGCGTCTATGGAATTTAGACGCTTCCGGTATTAGTAAACAGGCCCGGCGGCCCAGTCGCTGCCACTTGCGGGCGTGTCCTGCGGCGCGCCCCAGCCGCCGGCGGTGCCGGTGTCCTGGCGCGGGGTGCGGGTGACCTGCGCGGACGCGTAGCGCAGCGACGGCCCGATGTCCTCCACTTCTACCTCCACGACGGTGCGTTTCTCGCCTTCCTGGGTTTCGTAGGACCTGGATTTCAGCCGCCCGGTGACGATGACCCGGGCACCTTTGGTCAGGGACTGCGCGGCGTTTTCGGCCTGTTCGCGCCACACCCCGCAGCGCAGGAACAGGGTTTCGCCGTCCACGGTCTGGCCGGTGTCTTTGTCGTAGCGGCGCGGCGTGGACGCGACGGTGAAATTGGCGACGGCCTGCCCGGACGGGGTAAACCTCAGTTCGGGATCCGCTACCAGGTTGCCGATGACGGTAATGGTGGTTTCGTTTGGCATCAGTTCAGCCTGACCCTTTCGTCCTCCGCGTCGGCCTCGGCCTGCCATTCCCTGGCGAGCTGCCGGGCGATGGCCGCAGCGCGTCGTTTGCCCAGCCCGTGCGCGAACGACGTCACACGGAACCCGCCGGGTTTGTCCGGTTCAGTGGTTATGAGGATCAGCGCCAGGGGATAGTCCGGGTCGGCGTTTTTGAGTGCTTCCAGGATCCGGTCCACGGGCGGCTGGTCGGCGGCGCTCATCCGGCCACGCCCTTGACCGCGAGGATGAGCAGGTGGGCGAGGATGACGCCGGCGAACGCGCCCCCGGCGGTCCAGGCCCCGGCCCGCCAGGGGTGGCGGGCGTTCCTTATGGCGCGTTCCACGCGGCGGAACGTCAGGCCGGGATGGTCCAGGGTGGCGGCCCAGCCCGGCCCGTATTTGCGTTGGAGCCGTTGCGCGGCGGCGGTGCGGGTACTCATGACGTGATCCTTTCCATATAGTCCGTGTGCCTGATTTCGGTGAGCCAGCCGGGCACGGACTTTATCGGGATGCCCAGTTGCCGGGCGAGGTCGGTTTCGATGGTGGCGGCGTGTCCGGTGCCGCGCAGGCGGGCGACGCCCTGGGCTTCCAGCAGCAGCCGGATCCCGGCGCGTGCCCAGTCCTGCCAGTCCGGTGCCGGGCTGGTCCCGGGTTCGGGCAGGTCGGACAGGCTCAGCACGCGGAAGCCTGCGGCGCGCAGCCTGCGGGCGGCGTCCAGAAACGTTGCCCGCGGGGTGGCGGCGCTGCCCTCGCGGGGTCCGGTGAGATACAGGGTTAGCATGGGGTTTCGTCCGGTGACGGTGTGGCGGCCATTTGGATGAGGGCGACGCCCAGCGCTTCCGCGTCCTCGCGGGGCAGCGGTTCCTCGCCGGGGTCCACCTGGACAGATACGGCTTCCCCGTCCCAAAAGGCCCGCAGCGTTGCGGTCCGTCCGCCTGTCAGGGGCAGGATGTTTTCCGGTCCTACCGCGAATTCTTCCGCTTCATATTTCCGCCAGACTGTCATGCGCGACTTCTCCCCAACTTAGTAATCTACGCGTCTACGTTTTGTAGACTGCTCCATAATCTAGTACAGCCCCGGGATGGTGTCCTACCCTTTCGGCAGGCTTTTGTTTTCTGGGTGTTTACCCTCATTTAGTCCCCGTCCGTTACGGCGGTGACGGCGTCCACGGGGCGCTGCGCCCCGCAGCCCGGGTTCCCGCAGCGGATGACCATTTTGTCCGGGACCACCCATAGGGCGGGGATGCCGCAGTCGGGGCAGGGTTCGGCCAGCGCGAACGGCCGCGAGGTTTCGCCCAGCATCCAGCCGGTGCGGCGTTCCAGGTGCCAGGCCCCGCGGGCGACGTCGTCCCCCAGGACGGGGTCCTCCGCGTAGACACGGGCCAGGGCGTTGGCGATGAACGCCAGCGCGGCCCGGTTCCTGACGGCCCGGTCTGTGCCCTGCGCCCACACGCCCGCGCCTTGGCCCAGGCGCAGCGCGCCGCGGATCAGCGGCAGCAGCTCGGCCAGGTAGCGGTCGATGTCGCCCAGCGCGTCCAGGATGTCCAGGCGCAGCGGGGACGCCGGGCCTGGCCGTGGCCGGACGGTGGGGACCTCTGCGCGGGCGGTGCGTCCGGTGACCAGCAGGGCGCGCAGTGTCGCGTAGCGGTCCGCGAGGGCGTCCAGGCGGCCCTGGGTGCGGGTGATGTGCGCGGCGAGGATCCGGGCCTGTTCCTCCGTGTATTCCGCCGACCAGTCAGGCATCGCGTCCGCCGTCCATGGGTTTGCGGCTCATGCCGTGCCCTCCAGGTCCAGGGGCTGCTGGTGCAGCCGGGTTTCCAGGGACATCCGCAGGTAGTCCGCGGACAGGTCTATCCCGACATAGCGCCTTCCGGTGTTCTGCGCCGCCAGGCCGGTGGTCCCGGAACCGCTGAACGGGTCCAGGACCGTGCCGCCGGGTTTGCAGCCGGACACGATGGCGCGCCTGGCGAGTTCGCGCGGCATGACCGCGAAGTGCGCGCCGGGGAATGGCTGGGTGGTGATGGTCCAGACGTCACCCGGGTTTTTGCCGTCCGGATGAGTCTGTGAATGCGCTGGGTCTGCATCCTTGCCAGTTTGCGGATGGATATGCCCGTGTCCTTTCCCGCCGTAGACGTTGTTGCCGGTCCGCCTCGCGGATGATCCTGTCTGTAGCTCCGCGGCTTTGTTGACGCCGCCGAATACGCGCGTGCCGTCCGCGGCGTCAGGATAGGCCAGGGGTTCGCGGATGGGGTCCAGGTCAAACCAGTAGCGCGGTTTCTTGCTGAACAGAAACAGGTGTTCGTACCTGGTGGATAGCCTGTCTGTGACGGATTCGGGCATGGCGTTGGGTTTGTGCCAGATGATGGCGTTTCGCAGAATCCAGCCGTCATCCTGGAGCGCGAACGCCACGCGCCAGGGGATGCCCAGCAGGTTTTTAGCGGCTACGTCCGGTGCCAGCTTCCTGGCCGTATGCCTGTCATTGGATATGCGCCCCTTGGTGTCCGGCGACGTGTACCCGGCAAGCTTGGATTTATTGCTGTATCCGCCATTATTGGATGACCTGGCGCTGTAGCTGTCGCCCAGGTTCAGCCACAGTGTCCCGTCATCGGCCAGGACGCGGCGTGTCTCGCTGAACAGTGCCCGCATGGTTTCGACGTACTGCGCGGGCGTGTCCTCCAGCCCGTACTGGCTGGGGTTCCCGTAGTCGCGCAGCCCGTAGTAAGGCGGCGAGGTCACTACGCTGTTCACAGATCCGGAGTCCAGCGAGGTCATGACCTCCAGCGCGTCACCCTGCCACAGTGTCAGCGTGTCATCGCGGTAGAACGGTGTCCGGGTCATCGCCTGCCTTCCTCCAGTTCGGTGACGGTCAGCGCCAGCCCGACAGGCCGGGCGTCGGCGTAGGCTTTCCAGGAGGACAGCCCGCAGCACAGCGCGTCATCGCGCCACACGCCGGCGACGGTGAGGGCGTCGAATACGGCGCGGATGAGCTTATCCAGGTCAGGTTTCACGCCCGGCCAGGGGGGCGCTGACGGGCGCAGGATCCCGGCGTTGCGTCCGGTGCCGTAGTGCCCGGCGGGCCTTGGCAGGTAGAAACCCAGGGACGCCCGGACCGGACGGACGAACGGCCCGGACCCGGCCATGGCCCGCTGCGCCTGCCCGGCCAGCGTCGCCCGCCAGTCGGCCAGGGACGGGTTATCGTCCACCATGACCACCCGGCCCGTTTTCGCATGCCGGAACGCGCGTTTGGATCCCTGCGGGACGGGCAGGCCCAGGACGTCCACCTGGAACGGTTCCGCTGTCATCGCCGCCACCAGGTCAGCATCCGCAGCGCCGACAGGACCAGCAGCGCCAGCACGATTCCGGCGAGCAGGCCGGCGAACAGCCCGACCAGCGCCGCGGTCATGGTCTGCGCCAGTTCCAGGAACTGCTGTCCCTCGTTCATGCCGTGCCCTCCAGTCCGTCCAACAGGCTCATCTGGCCGGGCAGTTCCCCGTCCGGCGTCAGCAGCAGGGCGTCATCCTCGGCCCGGAACGGTTCGCCGTCCAGCATGTCCTGGAGCGCGGCGACGGCCTGCTGGGTCACCACGCCATTGCCGCAGGCTTTCAGCATGTCCTTACTGCTGATGCCTATGGCCGGGTCCGTGATCCAGCCGGCGGGCTGGCCCATCATCCACTCGGTAAAGCGCGGCGACAGGCGCAGCGCGCCCCTGGCGTTCGGTTCCGTCGGGGACGGCGCGGGTCCCATGATGGCCTCCCAGCGCCGGATCGCCGGCTCATACGCGCCCCACTGGATCCCGCTTTCGTCCGCGAGGGACACGGCGGTGGACGGCATGGTCCGGTCACCCTTGGAGCCGCGCTGATTCGGGCCGCCCTTCTCCCCGTCCGATGCCCGCGGCGTGGGCATCATGGCCATGGCGGTGACCAAGTCAGGGCCTCCGGATCCCGGCCTGGTGAATCGTGCATAGTCCGGCCCGGACGTGGCCAGTTTCGCCTCCGGTGTCGGTAGCAGTCGGCCGCCGTTCATTTCGGCCAGGTCCTTGGCCACGCCGGGCAATAGCTTTTCCCCGTTCCGGTCCCCACTGCGGGCCTCCGACCCGCCCATGGTCATGCCCACGGTCGGCGTCGGCAGCAGTGACACCGTCGTGCGGAGGTCCATGCCCCCGTCCCCGTGCTTGCCTGGTCCGTTCGTGTCCGAAGTCCGCACCGTCGGGAGCAGCGCCACATCGTCCATCGGTTGGGGCAGCTGGTCCGGGTCCACCAGGTCCACTATCTGCCCGGACAGGCGCAGTGAGTGATTCCGGAGCTTACACATCGCCGGGGACTCCATACCCCCGTCCGCTTCCACGGCGCGGGGCGTTCGCAGTAGTGGCAGGTGTTCGCTCTCGCCGGCGGGCGAGGATGAACACGCGGAAGCGTCCGTGCGGCGCGCCCACGTCGGCAGCTCGTAGGCCACGCCATTGGCAGTCATACCCGATGTCGGCCAGGTCGCCCAGAACACGTCCAAATGCCCGCAGAGCAGGCTTTCCGTTCCCGGTGTCTCCCATACATCCCGGGCAGGGTTCCAGATCGCTAATGGCTGTGGCACTGTAGGCTCCTCTGACGTTTTCCCACACGACATAGCGCGGCCTGATAACCGCGATGGCTTCCCGCATTTGCGCCCACAGGTTGGACCGGGTGCCCTCCGTCATGCCCCTGCGGCGTCCGGCGGCGGACAGGTCCTGGCACGGGGATCCGCCGGAAATGATGTCCACGGGTTCCACGGACGGCCAATGAATTTTGGTGATGTCGCCCAGATTCGGCGCGCCGGGCCAGTGGTGGGCCATGATCGCTGACGGTGCCGGGTCGAATTCGGAGTACCAGCGCAATTCCGCGTCAAAGACCTGTTCCACGGCGCGGCCCAACCCGCCGTAACCGGCGAACAGTTCACCCAGAGTCAGGGTCATGGCGTCAGCTCGCCCGTGGCCGGATCCACGCCGCCGGGCGTGTACGTCTGGACCTGTTCGTCCACCTGCCTGGCCAGTGCCAGCGCCGTGGACTGCGGCAGTTCGGTGACCAGGGCACGGAAACCCGTTTTGCGGATCATGGCGTCGCGGTCCGTGGCCCAGGGTCCCCTGTCCCCTGCCGCGCCACGCGCCTTACGGTCCATTACCGCGGAAATGGGCAGGAACCTGTCCTGAACACCGGAGCCGACTTCCGCCCAGGCCAGCACGCCGATGACCTCGCGCCTGTCCTCATAGTCCAGTGGTTCCCATTGGGTGAACTTGCCGCCGCGGGTGGAATCGTAGCCGCGCCGGAACGTGTCGCCCTCGCGGATCAGTTCCGCGCCGACGGCCCCGACCCGCCCGGAGCGGCGGGCCAGTTCCAGGAGGCCCTTGTATCCGATGATGGGCACTACCTGTTTTTCCTGCTGGCCGGTGGACCTGTTTTTGACGCTGCGCGGGGTGAGGTAGAACTCTCCCAGCAGTCCGCCGACTTCCAGGCCCAGCCGGGCGGCGGTCATGAAAGCGCCCAGGAGACTGTCCGGCGTACACATTTGCAGTTCCGGGGTCTGGCGTAGCTCCGTGATGGCGTCGCGGACGAACTTTTCCACGGCGAAGTCTTTGGGCAGGGTGCGGGCGAACTGTCCGGCCATGGATTCGACCAGGTCCACCGCCGTGGCGCGGCCCTGCTGCGCCTGCGCGTCCCCGATGGCCCGCGCGAGGTCCTGCCCGGGGTCCTGCTGCTGTTCGGTCATTCAGTCCTCCAGGGTAGTGATTCGCAGGGCACCGCGGCCCGTAACGGGTTCCTTGTACTTCTCCAGCAGTTCGGGGTGGTCGGCGGCCAGTTTGCGCTGGTTCAGCCGGCGGACGGTCTGCGGCTTCCAGGTGGCCAGGATGTCCCCGGATGCGGACACGATGGCCGTCCTGCCTTTGAGGGCGGTTTCGATGGCGAATTTGGCGCGCGCCTCGGCGGTTTCCCAGATTTTGATGTTGGCGCGGGCTTCCGCGACGGCGGCGAGCTGTGCGTCCAGGTGCGGGGTGGCGGTGACGGGTTCCAGCGCTTCATCGGCGGGGAACAGGGCCGCGAGCTTGTCCGCGTCCTGGAACACGGGTTCGGGACGGACGCCCTCGATGATGTGGTGCATCCACCAGGCCCCGGCGTAGCCGATAATCTGCCCGATGACCTCCGGACTCCTGTCGATGCGGACGGGTTCCATGAGCCTGCCCGGGCCGCCGTCGCCGCCGACGAAACACGTCACCCAGGCCATGTCGTGTCCGGTTACGGCCAGTTGCTGCTGGACCTGGACCTGGACCATGGCGGGCGGGTTCCCGTCCGTCCAGTGCCGCCTGTAGGACCTGACGGATGTGGTTTTGACTTCCAGCAGCGCCGACACCTGCGCGCCGGCGCGTCCTCGCGGGGCCAGCCCGAAATCCGGGGTGGCGAGCAGGTAGTGGAATTCCGGGTGCCGCAGCAGTCCGGGCGTGGACACCAGCTTGCCCAGGTGCGGGTATTTGCTGACGGTCCAGCGCGCCACGGTGGACTCCAGGCGCTGCCCGGCTTCCGTGGCGTCGCTGCCTTCCTCCGCGGGTTCCCCTTTGGCTGTCTTGTCCAGCCAGACGTCCAGGCCGGTCCGGTACGGGTTCAGGCCCAGGACGGCGGCGGTGTCGGATGCGCCCAGTCCGGACCTGCGCGCCGCCAGCCAGCGGACCCTGTCGCGCCGGTAATCCTTGGCGGCGAGGATCAGGGATCCGCCGAACCCGCCAGGCGCGTCCATCAGGCCGCCGTCCCGTCCGCAGAGAAGAGTTTCGACACGGGCACGCCCAGGACCTTGGCGATGGCGTCAGCCTTGCGGCGTTCGATGCCGCCGCGCCCCGCCGCGACGTTGCGGATGTGCTGGTGGTTTATCCCGCCCGCCGCGCCGCCCAGCCACCTGGCGCTGATGCCGGCGGCGGTCATGGCTTTGTCCAGTTCCGTGGGTTCCGTGTCCGTCCTGCGTATGGCCCTGATGTAGACGTTTACGTCCGCCACGTCCAAACCTCCCTGTTCCGGCGTCTAGTATCTTTAGACGCCCTGACACTAGCAGCAGGCCGGGACGTCGTCCAGCATCCGGGGTGTTCCCGGCGCGTCTAGTGCTGGTAGGCGTTCGGACAGTGTTAGCTAGACGCTGATTGTCTAGAACTTGTAGACTCCGAATGAGTGCTACACCGTGTGGCACCACCATGGGGACGGGAACAACACACTTATGAGCGACGACACCACCACCACACCAAGGGACCACATGCCAACCCAGCATCTGATAACCCTGGCGGACCTCATCCGCCAGCATCAGGACCGCACGGGCGAAAGCTACTCAGACATCGCCAGGCGCGCCGGATGTTCCAAAGCCAAAATCGGGCAGCTGGCCAACATCCACCAGAACCACATGCCCAGGGCCGACACCCTGGAGCGCATATCAACAGGGCTGGGACTGCCCTTGCGCGTCATCCAGCAGGCCGCCCTGGCGTCCGCCGGGATCATGCCCCAGGAATATGACGCCGCGCAGCGCGTGGACTTCCTCGCCGGCGTCCTGCGGGACTTCTCGGAGGATGACCTGGAGACCTGCGCGGCCATCATCATGGCGCTCAAGGAACGCCGGGACAAAGAAACCCGGCCCGTGAAGCCCATATTCAAACCGGCACCGGCCCCGCCCGGCCCGCCGCCGTACCGGCAAAAGAACAGGACATAGGGGAAAGGCCCCCGGGATTAACACACCGGGGGCCTTTTCACATTCAGCGACACGGCCAGCCAAAGTCGATTCGGGCGATTTATCTGCTGTAGTGTTCTGAATGTTGAAGCCCCGGAATTACCAGTTCCGGAGCCTCAGAGTGAATGTTCAAGTAGTGTTTGAACCTCACCGCTGGGTACAACTTTATCAATCCAGCGTCAAGGACAAAGCCGGTCGAACGTTCATGTTCCCGGTTATTTTTTTTGACCAGCCGGGAATGCCAGGTTTTAACGCCTGCACGGCTGGACCCGTCACCGGCCATGCAGGGGCACATGCTGGGTTGGCGGGCGCGTCCGGGAAAGGCGGCGCGGGTCCCGCCTCGCAGGGTCCAATACAGGAGATGCGAGGTTATGAGCCGTCAAAGGGCGCCCTTTGTCGAGCCATGGAACAGGGGATTTCACCAGGATACGCAAGGCCTGGAATCGAAGGGCGACCAGTCCCAACTGTGCAACAGCCGTTGCGCCAGCGTCCATGGCAGCCGTCCGCGCCCCGCCTAACCCGCGGGGCCTGACTTTAGAGGCGAAAGCCTCACCTATACCTCATCCATACCGTACCTATACGGACCGGTGACAAGTCAGCCTGATAAGCCATCCCCCACCACGGGGGACGCTTATCAGGCTGAACCCTGCCCTTTCCGCCCACCCTTCCGTCCCGGTGTCGGAAAAGAACAAGGGCCTGACGGCCCCCGGCCCGCCTTAGCGCCTGGGCTTCCCGCCTTTGTGGATGAGCTGCCGCGCTTTGGTTGCCCCTGCCAGCGAGGTCAGGCGCATGACCATGAACTGATGGCCGGTGCGGGCCTGTCCCAGTGTGGTGTAGCGGAGCATTTCGTCCGCGAGTGGCCCGCCGAACACCATTGTTTCGTAGATGAGCGGGCGGGTGTCATCGCCCCATGGTGGCGGGTAGGCGTGGTTTAGGCCCAGCCAGACGGTGGACACGCGCCCTTGCTGGCCCAGGTCGGTGTAGGCCACGCGGCGGTCCAGCCGGAATAGTTCCATCCAGCGCTGATGGCTGACGGGTTGGGCGTCCCAGTCGTAATACAGGTCAAAGTCCATGGGGTTCACTGTACGGGCGGAAGCCCCCGAAACCCGTTGGGATGGGTTCGGGGGCTTCCCTGCTTGCTCATTTGTGGAAGTCCGCCTCCGCGAGGGCTTCCAGGACGGCGTTGGGCGTTGGACATGGCCATGGTCTTAGCCCCTCATTTCCAGGATGAGCGTTTCTTTGACTGCCTCCACGCGTTCCGGTGCGACGTCGCGGCGACGGTTTACCATGCTGCCGTTCCTGTAAAGGGTTACGCGGAAGGTTCCGCCGAATTCGGCCTCTACCGTAAACCTGTCGCTGCTGACATCGGCGGATTCTTCCGTGATGAGGTCGGCCATGGCTTCCACTTGGCGCGGGGTGAACGGGGCACTGTAGCCCAGGTCACGGGCCAGGGCGGTGAACCGGGCGGATGCTTCCGGGAGGGCGAGGCCGGACGCGCCGGCTACGGTCTTGATGGCGTCGGGGCGGCTGACGGTGGGTTCCAGGTGGTCGAACATTTCGGGTTCCTGTCTGTGGCTGGTGTTCCTTGCTGACACGACTAACTATACACGGCTAAGCGTGTAAGGCAAGTGTTTACTGCACTACTTATCCACTTATTCACAGAACGCTGTGGACACTGCGCTACTGCGTTCCTTTCCCGCGTGGCTACTGCATTCCGTGTCTACTTGTTGTAGACTCTGCGGTTATGGAAACCATCGCCATAGCCAGCCTGAAAGGCGGAACTGGCAAAACAACATCCGCCGCTTACCTGGCGCACGCGTACCAGCAATTAGGCCGGCGCGTGGTCATCGTGGACGCCGACCCGCAAGGCTCCATCCTGGACTGGGCCGAAACCGCCGACTGGTCCATCCCCACCGTGGGCCTTCCGTCCGCGCAGCTCCACAAACGCCTCGCCGGGATCCTTGACGGCCGCTATGACGTGGTCATCATCGACACGCCGCCATGGACGCCAGGCGCGACAGACAAGGGCCGCGAACCGCTGACGTCCGGAATCGTCTTTAGCGCCCTGCGCGCGGCCGATACGGTGGTGATCCCGCTGGCCCCCACGATGATGGAACTGCGCCGGGTCACGGCGACCCTGAAAGCCATAGACGACGTCGCCCCGCTCCGCGAACATGACCCGCGCGTCCGTGCCCTGCTGAACCGGACGAAAGCGAACGCGTCCAGCACCAAAGTGATCCGGTCGGCGCTGGAATCGCACGGGTGCGCCGTGCTGGGTGCTGAGATACCCAGCAGGGAACCCGTCGCGCAGTCCTTTGGCGACCGCCTGCCCTCGAACCTGTACGGCTACCTGTCCGCAGCAATGGAACTGGAGAAGAACAAATGAGCAAGGTAACAGACCTGACCGCCCGCGCCGCCCGCCTGGCAGGGAAGCCCGACGACGTCCAGGACGACGGCGAGGAACGCGCCGCGACGGCCCCGCGGGCCAAGGACATCCGCATGACCGTGGACCTGTCGCCGGGCCTGTATAGGAAAGTGTGGGCGTACCCGGAGGACATGGACCTGCCCGCGCAGACGGGCAGGGCGCGGATCCCGATTGTGGAAGTGTTCCGGGCGCTGGTGGAGGAACTTGCAGTGAATCAGGAACTACGCAAAGCAGTGGCTAAACGGATACGCTCCAACGTGTCCAAGTAGGTGCATTTCATATAAAGGGGATCCGCTCCGGTTTGGCGGGCCCTTTCGTCATGCTTTGGGCATGCCGTGACACTGTGACCGGACTAACGCGCGGGTGTCTATAAATGCGTTACGTTGTAGACGGACAGCGCCCCGCGCCGTTCGCCATAAGTGAGACATTCAGATCGCTTTTAGTCAGGAAAGGCCCAATGGAATGACTGATACGCCGCACAGCCCGCGCATATCCGACCAGGCGCAGCACGAACCGGAGGAACGTTTTTACGATTCGGTGGGCAGGCCCAGGAAGCTCGCCGCAGGTGCCATGGCCGCGATGCAAAGGGAATTCCGGAAAGGTATTGGCACCAAGGAACTGGCCGAACGATATGGGGTGTCCAGGTCACTGGTGCTGACCATCGTTTATTTCACTCCGAAAGGCCAGCCCAAACAGCAGCCGAAACCTAAGTCCAACGTCATCCAGTTCTCTAGGGCGTCCTGATGACGGCGGTAAAACTCCAGGACGTCGCGGCCGCTAATGCCCTGCTTGTCTCGCTCGGCGGTGAGGACCAGTTACCGGCCATCGCGGCTAAGTCCTTTGACCGGGCGATGCAGTTGCAGGAACGCATAGACAGGGCTTTGCGCTATGCGGAGCAGACCCCGCCGAACAGCGTCCATGCCCGGCAGATGGCCCGCATCCTGGACGGCTCCATAACCGTGGATGACGAGCTGGCGGAAGTCCCGGAATTGGATCAGCCGATGCCCAGGCAGAAAGCAGTGGAATCCAGGCCCAGGCGTAAAACGTCCGGCAAAGGGTCGGAGGATAGGACCAATGCGGAGCGCCTGAAAATCCGGCAGTGGCTCGCTGACCATAAGGGCGTGGAACCGGTCCGCGGGCGGATCCCGCAGCGCTACCTGGACGAGTATGACCAGGCGATGGCGGATGAGCGCCGGCGGCGCCGCGAACAGCGTGCGGACGATATGGCCGGCGCGATGGAGGGGCAGCTGATATGAGCGAGGACCGGGCGAAACTGATTATCGAAGTGACCGCCGGCGTGGTCCCTGGAAAGGTCATGTCGGAACATACGCGACGGTACGCCTTGTCATCGGAGCAGTGGGCGCAGGCGGGCAAGGAAAACGGGAAACAGGCGAACCTCCTGGCTGAACTAAACGGCCGCGCTCAGGGCTACGCCGGATACTTGATGCTCCAGCCGGATTATTTGAACTGGGTTCGGACAGATTGGCTGTGGCTCTAAATGAGCATCCGCGAAAAGGAACAGATGAGACGGGTCAAGTGCCCACGCTGCCCGCTGTGCGGCTCCGCCCCGTTGTACGCCTGGACCGGACTCGTTCCGTGGTTCTGCCCGGCGGAAGACTGCGACGCCCTGGCCTGGGATCCGTTCGTCACTTTGGAAGACAACCTCATGAATGCCGCTAAGGCGGCGCAGCTGCCATGACGTTTCAGTCCGTCTACACGTCCAGACGTGTAACATGGGTGCTATGTCAAAGACCAAACGCCCGGCGCGTTACCTCAGCCGCCCGGAAGTCGCGGAACGTATCGGCGTTAAACCGGACACGCTGAACAGGTACAGGCTGCCCGAACCTGACGCGCAGATCGGGGCGCGCCAGGTAGGGTGGCTTCCGGCCACGATAGACGCCTGGAACGCGTCCAGGCCCTCACGGATAAAGGCGGCGAACGAATGACCACGGACGATGCTGTGGCGGCTGTGGTGGCCGCATGGCTGGACCCCGGCGTCCAGCCCGGCTATCACCGTTTCATGCAGGACCGCCTGCATACTGAATGGCCGGTACTCGCCAAAGCACTGGAAGCACTGGCAGCAAAGGCGGACAAATGACCACGGACAGGATCCGGGATGCCCTCGCGGAACTAGCCGCCGACGGGTTGCTACTGACCCACTGGACCATTTACGCGCACCCTGCGGAGTATCCGGACGGGTACGTCCTGCGGAAATGGTACATAGGGACGGGTTTGGGTGTCGGGCCGATACCAGCGCGTGCGTGGTGCCTGCCGGACCTGGAAGCCGCCCAGGACCTCCTGCCGCCCGGCCTGCACTGCGTTCCGCGGTCCCCGAATGATGACCCGTCCATAGTGGAGACATGGCTTTAAGATGGACTAACGGCGTCCGGCGACTGGCTGGCCTTGCTGACATCCATGGTTCCTGCTGACAGCCCGGACGCCGTCCAAACGACAAAAGGACCCCGCCGCGATGATGCGGCGGGGTCCTTTGTGTGTTGGTGTTATTCCATGTCGCGGGTCAGCCACATGATGACGCCTCCGACCACCACTATGGCGGCGCAGACGATAAGGACGGTTTGCACGGTCACGTCCACCTAGACGCCTTCCGTGAGGCGGCGGAATGCGCGGTCCACGTCGCGGGCGGCGCGGGCTTTCAGGTATCCGGCCAGGTTGTGCTTGACCATGACGGCGTCCAGGAACAGGGTTCCGGTCTGGAAGATGAACAGCCACCAGGTTATCCGGTCCACGCCGCCGATAAGCTGACCGCCAATGCTGATGCAGGACGCCAGCAGCGCGCAGCCCCACGCCCACAGCATCATGCGCGCGTGGGACAGCGTCGGCGGGTTCCGGGCGGACCAGACCAGGATGCGGCAGATTTCAGCCGCCTGGGTGCGTAGTTTCATGGTGTCTATCCTATGAGGGCGGCGGCGTGACCCGTTCGATGGCAGGGGACACGCCCGTGGGCTTCCACAGCGCACTGTAGCTGGACGCGCCCGTCAAGAAAATGAGCAGCGCCAGCCTGACGTAGTCGCCGGGCGTGAACAGCCCGGCCACCCACGCCGTCACCGCGGCCACGGCCAGATAAAAGCCAAAGGCCACCAGCGACTGCGTCCGGACGGACCATCTGGACTGCTGAATGATGGAAATGACCGGCGGCGAAAAGAAACCCACACACAGCGCCCACAGTGCTGCGTTATCCAGGACCTGGTAATCCATGACGGCCTCCGTCAGTCTGCCGGCCTGGCCACGGATGCGAGGTCCAGGCCCAGGACGTCGATGGACGGCTGGATGGTCTGAATGGCGCCGTCCGCGTAAATCTTCATCCAGCCATTCGCTGCCATCCACTGGTAGGACTTCAGCAGCTCATCGCCGCCGATGTGCCGGCGCGTGATCCCGTCCCCGATCCAGACGTCAGGGTCATCCTTTTCCTTGCCGATAATCAGCATGTTGTCCTCCTGTAGCGGGGTAGCGACTGGCGCGGGTGCTGGGGACTCCCGCGCCAGCCGGTCCAAACGGGCAAGGTCCCACACGCCCGGGCATTGGGTGGCCGTGAAATAGTTGTGCGGCCGCAGCGGCAGGTTCCCAAAGGCGGCGCGCAATTCCCTAATCAGTTCACTGGCCGTCTGATAGTCGCCGTCGCTGGCGCGCGGGTTCAGTTCCAGCGACAGGTAATAGTTATTGCCCTCGCCGTAGGCGCCGTCACCCTGCCCCCAGGACAGCTGTGTGTCCGGGTCAAGCAGGCAGGCTACGCGCCCGGCCTCCGCCACGTAATGGACGCTGGCCGTCCTGGACGCGCCGCCGTACACCAGATAATTGATGGTGGACTCAAAGGTGGGACGCTGCGCCGGATCGCCCCAGTGATGAACACAAACGCCCCGGTAACGGTGCCCAGGTGGACGCGGATGGTAGAACGTGGCGCTGTGTTCGGTAATGAATTGGTAGCTCATGATGCCCTCCTGGACGCCCTCACCGGCCACGGCGGGATCCGGTCCGGTGCCACGCCCGCCTGGATGAGCAGCAGCCGCAACGCGCCGGCGTACTCTTCCAAACTGCGCCTAAAGTCCGCCTCCGCCTGCTCGCGGTGTTCCGCGTCGGCCAGGCGCTCCAGCACTGACTGATTCTTGCGTTTCTCACTGACCGCCCGGCCCGACCGCCACGCCAGCAGCCCGTCGATAATCTTGGGAATGATCGCGGCCAGCCCGCCGATGCCCAGAATCGCGGTCCACAGCTCCGGGGTCATCGTCAGTCCCTCCGCAGTCCTCTTGCAGGGTCCAGGTACGCCCAGGAAATGCGCTGGTAGCGCTTGAAAACGTCGCACAGCGCCACGACGACCAGCGCCACCACCAGCCAGATCCCGCCGGATGACCGTGGCGACAGGGCAAAAAACACCGCCGCGGGCAGCAGCAGCGCCCAGCCCAGGCCGGTGATGAGCAGCGCGACGCGTTCCAGCCACCAGTGCCCGGCCAGGACTGCGATGGTGCCGATCACGCCGCCGATAACCAGGGTGGACCCGACGCCCACGGACAGCAGTGGACCGATGGACCCGGTCAGGAACGTGGGCGCGCCCCCGACAGCAGCGAGCAGCCCGGCACCGCCGGCCATGACGTAGCCCGCCAGCTGCGCGGCATTGATTGCCAGCGGTTCACCCAGCAGGCTCCGCAGCGGGTGGGTCCTGGTCATGTCAGGCCACCCTTTCCAGCGAGGGGTTCCAAAATTCATATGTGCCGCCGCCGCGGACCTGGAACGTTGCCGCCAGCGTCTGATTACTGCCAGCGGGGATGGTGTAGGTAGGTGTCAACAGGACTCCGGAGCGCGTCTGACTGCCCATGTTTTCGTTTTGCGTGCCTGCCACGCCGTTGGGGTTCGCTGTGGCGTTCCATTCCAGGTCCATGGCCACGCCTACGCCGTTTACTTCCAGGACCGCGTAAATGGCCTGCGTGTTGGCGGCAGGCGCGCTGTCCAGGCCCGTGGCTGAGTAGCCGACAGCAAACCTGAATTTCTGGCCCGGCGCGAATTCTGCCAGAGATTGCTGCAAGGTGGTGCTGCGGTAGAAGCGGATGGACCCGTTGGGCATGACGATGCGTAGTTTTTGCCCTGGCCTGTCCGTGAATGCCACCCTGGAATATGTGGGGTCCGTGCCGGTGGCGCCCACCACGGACCAGCCCGTGGGCACTGCTGTGGCCGTTCCGGAGAATGACCCGCCGTTGTTTTTCAGGATGTTCCGCGCGTCACCGGCTGGCAGCAGGACGGGAACCTGCGGGATGATCGCGTCCAGTTTTCGCGCTAATTCCGCGCCTGCCGCGACGGCTCCGGGCGTGGCCAGGTGGACGCCGTCCCAGGAATATCCTGCGACAAAGCCACCGGTCACGGGGTCCATGGTGGCCAGTTCGATGTCTACCACCACATAATTCCGGCGCAGTATCGCCTGCGCGCGCAGCCACTGGTTGATTTCCGCGCGCAGCGCTTTCTGGTTAGACGTCGCGGCGTCCCGCGGCGGTGCCGTGACCTGGATGATGTATTTACCGCTGGCCGTGGCCAGGTCCCAGATACTGTTATAGGCGTCCTTGGTCTGCTGTATGGTGCGCCAGCCCGCATCTATCCCGGTGACGTCATTTGTGGGTCCCCCAATGACGGCATAACCTGCATCCATATCCACCAGGTCAGCCTGGACGCGTGCCAGGTAGGCGCCCGTGTCCTCGCCTCCGACGCCGCGATTGGACCATTCCAGCCGGTGCCCCAGCATCGAATTACCCTGTGCGACGTAGCCGCGTGACGCTGGCCAGGGACGCAGCGGCTGCCACGCTGCGTCGCCAAAGTTGTAGTACTCGATGGAATTACCGAGCAGGACAGCCTTGTTTTTGCGCGGCTGGACAAAGGTGGCGGCCAGCGCAGCACCCAGCGGCGCCGTCCTGTCCACAGCCTGGACTGCGGCGTCATCCTCAGTCAGGACCCCGGCGCGCTGGATGCCAGCGTCCACCTGCTCATCCGTGGGTGCCACAGCTGCGGCCGCGGCCGTGGCTGCTGCCTCATCCGCAGACGCTGCGGCGTCAGCGGCGGCGAGCTGAGCCGTTTCGGCTCCAGCCCTCGCCGCCACAGCCTCATCCCGGAGACCTTTGTAGCTGTTGAAATAGCCGGAAAAATCGCCGGACTTCCACATAATTTGCGGCAGCTCGGCGGTGAACGCCTGAATAAAGCCCAGGTGGTTGGAATTCAGCGGATTCGGCAGGTCGAAGCCGTACAGGTCTTTGAGCGGCAGCAGCGTGGTTCCTGCCGTGTCAAGCGGGTCATAAATGCTGATCGCGGCGTTTAGCACCACGTTGTCCGGGTTCAGCGGATCCACCACCAGTTGCATGTCAAAGGGGTAGGTAGTCATCGCCGGTTCCTTTCCTGGCCGTCACCAGCCAATAGCCACCCAGTCCACGCGATGGACCTGGTTTTGCACTGCCTGGTAATTACCGTTGCCGTTGGAGTACGCGACGGCGTAGACGAAGTCCGCTTTGTGGCCCGTGTGCCACGGCGAGCCGGCGGCGCTGAACACCATGGCGCGGCTGATGGCCCGGTCCACGCTGGAATCGCCGTCCATGAGTAGGCAGGTAAGCAGCCCGTTGGGAAACGGCCGCGGGAACGTGATACGGGCGTAGCCGGAATTGTCCGTCGTGTTCACGGCGGTCCCGCCCTGGATCTTGAACGCCGTTTGTCCCGCCGCCGGGGTGAAGTCCAGCGCGCCGCCGAAACCGTACAGCTCCACGGATCCGACTTCCGTCATCTTGGTCCAGACGGCCAGGTCACCGGACCCTATGGTGTACTGCCAGACCACGCCGCCGATGTTTACCTTGGTGCCCAGCCGGTCCAGGTAGTTGCGGGCGAGGGCGTCCAGGGCGAGGACGCCGCCGTCGCCCTGCCAGCAGCGCAGGTCAATAATCTGTGTTGGCTGGGTCTGCCCGGCGGTCCACAGCACCAAAGCAAGCGGCTGGTCATCCAGGGTTCCCGGGTCATGTTCGCGCCCGGCGGGGATGGCCTTGGTGGATCCGCCTTCCACTTTCGTGATGGTGGTGGGGCCGCCCACTGCCGGGGTCCAGTCCCGGCGGATGCAGATCAGGTCATAGCGGGACGTCCCCGCCGCCGGCGCGTTGCAGGTGACGGACACCGTGGCGTCCGAAATGTCCAGGACGCCGTGGCCCCAGGCGGTGCCCGCGGCGACGTTCACGGTCAGCGGCGTGGACGGGTGCGCGGTGACCTTGAAATCCGTAATGCCGTCCACGCCGTAGGATGAACCGATTTGCGGGTGCGACAGCGCCCAGTCCGTTTCCGTGACCAGGGACGCGGGAACGCCCGCTGACGTGTCGTAAAACGTGCTGGTAATGGTCACGGTCATTTCCTCCTTAGATCCCGGACGCCGGCCGCCACGGACGCCAGGGCGCGGGCGAACTGCTTGTCTGTGTTGTCGCTGATGTCGCCTATCGCCGGGATGACTTCCAGGCCGCCGTCCCGTGTCCAGGACAGCGACGCGGAGCGCAGCGTGTCCGTGATGACCAGCCCGTCCCCGACCACCAAAGAAACCTGGTCCCCGACGTGGACGCCGCCCGGCCCGCCATACCGGAAAACGGACGATTCGGAAAGTTTCACGGACAAGCCGGACTTGGCGGCGGTTTCGATGAACGTCTCGGCGGCGCGTTCCCCGAACACGTCCCCGTCTCCGGAGTCGCGGGCGTCCCGGAACACTTCCGCGCGTTCGCCCAGCTCCGCGGCCAGGGCGGGATCCGTGTACCCGGCGAACTGCCGGGCGGTGCCCTCACCCTGACCGCCCACAATCACGTCCGTGGCTTCCGCTTCCTGCGCCGTCCAGGACCATTCCAGGACCACGCCGCCGGCTTCCGTCAGGTTCCTGGGGTGCAGCTGGGGTTCAAAGCAGTCCACCACCAGCCCGGCACCGGACTGGCGCACCGTGGCGCCGATGCCTGCGGAGTCCACCGCCGGGAACAGGCGGTCGGCCAAAGGGTGGAAACGGAACGCCGCAGTGATGTCGCCGCCGCGGCCCAGGTCGGCGGCCACGGTCACCGGTTCACCCAGGCGGGTGACGGCGTTGGCGGTCACAGCCGTTTTCAGGACCGTTTCCGCCGGCCCCGAAATGGTGTGATACTCCGACGTCTGCGCGCCCAATCCGGCACCAGGCACCGGCCAGCCCAGGACCCTGTGGAACAGCCGGAAGTCATCCACCACGGAAAACGTCACAGTCCCGTCCGTGCCCGGGCCTTTCCCGGCCCTGACCCTGACGGGACCGCTAATGCAGTGCTCATCCTGGTACGTGATGACCAGCCGGGCGCCGCGTTCCATCAGCAGCGGCAGTTTCGCGTTCCGTGCGCCCACGGTCACGTCAGCGCTGCTTAGTTCGTTGTAGTTGACCGTGACGTCCAGGGTTTCCGGGTCGCCCAGCCAGCCCTGGCGGACAAAGTCCTTGTCATAGATGGTGATGCGGAACGGGTTGTCTGCCATCACCACGCCCGCCAATACAAGGGCACCAGTTCGATCCGGACAGTGCCGTCCCCGGTGATGGACACGTTCAGTGGCGAAGTCCCGCCGGCTGGGATCGCGGCGAAATCCACCGCGCCGTCCAGATCCGCGGTCCGGTCCACGGGGTTGGTCAGGATAGGCGGATCGCCTGCTGTGTAGTCGTATTCGATGGCGGTCTGCACCCTGGGGTCCGTGTCCACCACCAGCGCCTTGCCGTCCGCGACGGTAAAGGGCACTTCCACGACACTGTCCCCGACGCCCATATGCGCGGCAGTGGCAGGCCCGATGACCGTCCACACCGGCCAGGCGTCCTCATCCCCCGGGTTGTTGATGGACGCGCTGGCCGTGGTGTGGCCCGGCGCTATGTTGACCAGGTGCGGCCCGGTTTCCTCATAGAAGTCCTCGCCCGTGGCTGACTTCCAGCCAGCCGTGCGCGCCGGTCCGGCCCAAAACGGCTGATCCGCGACCAGCAGCAGCGAATACGCCGCCCATCGCGCCTGTGCCGGGTCCAGTGCAAACTGGTGATCCTCCGGGATCAGGCGCAGGCGCAGGCTCCGCCGGGACCCCGCGCCTGCCGGGCTGATGGTCAGTACGCCCTCACGGGCAGGGTGCAGCGACTTCCAGAATGCGCGGTCACGGGCCACCCACTCCGCAGATGATCCGTCGCTGAACAGCAGCACCGGCAGCACCACCTGGCGCGGCTCCGCGCTGGCCCCGGTGAACACCTGCCCGGGCACCGCCGGGGACTGCCTGGCCCACTGCCGGAACGGCGGCATATGCAGGCCCTCCACACCCTCTTTCAGCAGCACCACGCCGCCGTCAGGGTCCGCGAGGTTCCACACGGACCCGTCCCAGCCGGTCCAGCTAACCTCTGTCTGCACCACCAGCGCCGGCGGTGCCAGTGCGCCAGGGGCAGGCAGCGCGTAGATGATCCCCGATGGCATGGCCTAACCTCCTGCTGTGATGGCGGACAGGTTGGCCAGCGTCGCGGCGCGGCGCTTCCTGGATTCCATGGCGTCCACGATGTGCTCCGGGTCCCCGTAGACGTTCCCGTGGATGTGCAGCTGGGTCGCGGACCCGTTCCCGGCGGCGCGGAACGTAGCACTGGTACCGCCGGGAACGCCCGGCCCGCCGATTGTGACCAGGCCATCCAGGGCCGCCTGCATGCGCCGGGATTCCCGCGGTGCCTGTTTCAGGAAGCCCTCACCTATCATTTCCATCCACCACATGGCCACGGTGGACGGGGACCGGATGCCCAGGACTGTTTCAATCGGCCCGCGGATGGCTTCCGGCAGGACGTTCAGGATGGCCTTGGCGACGGACCCGGCCATGTTCTGCACGCCGGCGACCAGACCGTCTATCAGGTTTTTACCGGTATCCAGCAGCCAGGTCCCTGCGCCTTTCAGGAATTCCCCGATTTTGCCGGGCAGGTCCCGGAAGAATTGCAGGAAATTGTCCATGAAGCCGGATACGCCGCGGATGATGTTGTCCCAGGTGTCCCGGAAGAAGTTGCCGATATTGGCCAGGGTGCCCTCAATGAATTCCTTGGCCATGCCGATATACATGAGGATGCCGGACCAGATTTTGCCCACTGCCCCGGTCACCCAGTTGACTATGTTGTTCCAGGTGTCGGAGAAGAAACGGCCAATATTGCCCAGGGTGTCGCTGATGAAGCCCCACACCAGGCCGAAAACGCTGGTGATGATGGACCAGACAATTTGAAGCGCTCCGGTCACCAGCGCCACTATCGTGTTCCAGATCCCGGAAAAGATATTTACTATCCCTTCCCACACCTGGGACCAGTTCCCGGAAATAATGCCGGTCACCACCTGGATGATGCCCATGACAATCTGCATCACGGTCCCGATAATTTGGGCGATGACCCCGAACACGGTAGTCACCACGGGCATCAGGGCCTGAATTATCGGGATCAGCAGCCCTGCCAGCATTTGCACCAGCGGCAGGACGGCGCTGGTCACGGCCCCGAAAATTTCCACCACCATGGGCATCACCGTGGCGATAAGCTGCATCAGGATCGGAGCCAGCGAGGCCAGCAGCTGGGTAACCAGCTGCCCGACCACGCCCACAATCTGGGCGATGACCGGAGCCAATTGGGTGAACAGCCCGGCGAGCATGCCCACCATGTCCAGCACGGCGGGCATGACCGCCAGGAATACGCCCGCGAGGGTCCCGGACAGCAGCGTGGACAGTTGCAGGAAGGTGGGCATCAGTGAGGCAAGCGCCTGCGTCAGCGCCCCGCCCAGGGATGTGGCCAGGGTGCCGAACAGTCCCACGATTTGCGGCAGCATCGGCCCCAGCGCCGTAAATATCAGCGTCAGCGGTGAGAATGCCTGCCACAGTTGGAACAGTTGCGGCAGCAGTTGAGCGAACACCGGACCCAGTTGGCCGAAAATTTGCCCGACGGCACCGAACACCTGACTAAACACCGGAGCCATGGACAGCGCCATTTCGCGGACGCTAAACAGGAAATCCACAAACCCGGAATCCTCTTCCATCCCGAAAATAGGCCCCTTGAAATCCCCGGTGGCGAGCAGCGACACCACGCCGCCGATCCCGGAACCGAACGCGGAAATCTTGGCGATGACCCCGTCCATGTTGTCCGCAAGGAAACCCATGCCCTTGCCCGCCAAATCGAACACGGCCGACCCGATGGGTTCCAGTGCCAGCAGCGCCTTGTTTTTGACCAGCTGCCAGTTCTCCGCGGCGTCCGCGGTTTCCTTGCCCAGCCCCAGGATGGTGTCCCCGCTCCCGGCGGCGGCGGCGGACAGGTCATCCAGGTTCACCTTGCCGGACTGGATCGCCCCCACGAACTGCGCGGCGCCCTTGGTGCCGAACACCTTGGATGCCAGATCCAGCGCGCCGGCGGTGTCCCCTGCTGACACGAAACCCTGGATTTCGCCCGTAACCCGCTTGAATGCCGCCTGCGGTTCCTCGCCGTCCTTGGCCAGGGTCACCAGCGCCTTGGACATGGACCCCATGACCTGGGACGTGTTCAGACCGGCTTTGTCCAGGGTTCCGGCCAGCGCGGCGGTCTGCTCGAAACTGAAACCCAGATTCTGCAGCGGAGCCGCAGACGTCTGCACCTGCGCGGCCAGTTCGTTCATGCCCACGCCCGTGGCCTGCGACACACGGAAAAGGGTGTCCATGGCACCCTCTACCTTGGTGCCCTCAATCCCAAAGGCGTTAAACGCCGCCGTCGTGGCGTCCACGTCCACGGTTTGGCCCAGGATGTTGCCCGCCTGGATGTATTGCTGCGAGACGGTGGAAAGGGTGTCCCCGGACAGGCCCAGGCGCTGATTCAGCGCGGCCACGGTGTCCCCGGCGGCCTGGAAGCTGGTGGGCACGGACGTGGCGACCTGCTGGGCGACGTCCACCAGCCCGTCCAGGGCGGCACCGGACGTGCCGGTGCCCACGCGGATGCTGTCCGTCACGTCATCAAAAACGGCCCCGACCTTATACAGCCCCACCGCAGCGCCGCCCACGGCAGCGCCCACGGCGGCGGCCCCGACAGCAGCAGCCCCGGCGACCCCGGCGAAACCAGCCGCGAACGTCCCACCAGCGGCCTTGCCCGCCTTGTCCCCGGCGGCGTTTCCGGCAGGGACCAGCGATTCGGTGATTTTGCCCTGCGCGTCGCGCATGGACGGGACCAGTGCGATGTAGGCGGTCGCTAGTTCGACGTTGGCCACTGGTCCCTCCCTGTTCGGTTAGTCGCTGGGCGGGCGTGTTTTCTGCCGGTCCAGGAACGCCTGCGCCCTGGCGTTAATCCGGGCCGCGGAGCGTTCCCTGTCCTCGCGGGACCTGGGCGGCTCCACCGGGTGCGGCGCGTTCACGCCACGCGCCCCGTCCTTGGTGCGCTGCCAGTTGGCGACCTGGAGGGCATGCAGCTGCGCGGCCGCGAAATGCTCCGCCTGCGTCCACGCCATCGGCCCGCCGTGTTCACGCCACACCGCCGACCCGGGCGGCAGATGGACGGCGAGGTCGGCGGCGTCAAAGGGGCGGGCCAGCGCCTCGCGCAGATCCTGGCCGTAGTGATGCCGGAAGTCGGCCCGCAGCGCCCCGCGATACCTGGCCAGCAGGAACGCGAGGCTTAAGAGTTTCCCGCTTCCGCCTTGGCCTCCGCCCAGGCGTCCAGGATGTCCTTGTATTTACGGACGGGCAGGGCCTTGATTTTGTCCCAGCCCTCCGGTCCCAGCAGCGCCTTTAGGAACGTGTGCAGATGGCCGGCGGACAGTTGTTCCATGATTTCGCCGGTGACGGCGTCGCCGTCCGCGACCAGGTGCAGCCCGTCATAGTCGAATTCGACGATTTGGGCGTCCAGGTCCGCGGGCGCGGCCTTGGGCTGGTGGTCCTGGGGTTTCTTGGGTGCCGTGGTGGGCATGGCAGGCGTTCCTTACTGTGCGGCGATGGGTGGCGGCGAGGGCGAAAGGGTGTGGAGGTCCGGGCGGATGCCATCGCCATGTCTCCGCCCGGACCAGTTGCTGGCCGGTTATCAGGCGTAGCTGACCGCCGGGTTGTCCGTGATGATGGTGAACTCGCCGTAAATGGTCAGGGTGAATTCGTACACGGTCATTTCCGTGGATTTGTGCGCGATGGATCCCTGCCCGGTAACCTCGCCACGTTCGATGACGTACCGCTTGTGGACGTCGCCGTCGTGGAAGTCAACCACCCAGGCACGCACGTCACTGGTCGCGCCGCCCGAAACGGTGATAGTGGACACGCCCGTGGCTGTGGCCCCGACAGATCCGGGGTAGTACAGGCCCAGGGTGATGGCCGTCTCTTCCAGGCACTGAAATTTCATCGTGTTTTTGACGCCGGTCGGCTTGACCCGGACGATGGTGCCGCCCTGCCAGGCGCTGAATTCGTTGGTGGACGCCTCACGGGTTATTTCCGTGCCGTCCTCGCTGATCCATCCGACCTCATCAAAGGCGGCATTCAGCGCGCCCAGGGTGGTGGGCAAGGTGGTCCCTTCCGGCGCCACGGATATGGCTGATGCTTCATCACCGTAAATGCGGATGTTTGCTAGGTCCTTGGCCATGGCTTACTTTCTCCTGTTGCTAGGTTTGGATGATTTGTCCGCGCAGCGCGAGGGCCAGCGTCGCGGAATAGCGTGCCCGGCCCGTCACCGGGTCCGGATCCAGGTAAGGGGTGGATAGTTCCTGGACGCCGCGGCAGGACTCCATTAGGCGCGGCGCGGCCCGGACCAGCCCGACGCTGCGGCGGATGATGTCCGACGCCCTGATGTCGTCCTCCGGACCCGCGGCCCAGGCGGTCAGGGTCAGCTGCGCGGAATCCGCCGCCGGACCCAGCGGTGCGCCGCCGGTCAGCCGGACGGTCACGGCCTCCGCCGGCGGTTCATAGCCGGGCGAGGACGCCGACATGGCACCCAGGACCTGGACGTCCCCGAAACCGGGCTGTTGTTCCAGCAGGTTCCGCAGGTACACGATGAGGACGGTTTCGGCGTCGGCGGGTTCGCTGACCTCAGCCACGCCCGGCCCCCAGTGCCGTGGTCAGGACCTTGTCCGTGGCCTCCGCTTTCTTGGCCTCCTGGCTGTCGGCGGCGACGATGACCACCGGGCGGCTCCGGTACTTCCGGACCTGGACCTCCACGCCGTTGCCTGCGGCGGACGCGATGGCCTGGCCCCGTCTGGTCAGGTCCGCGACCACCTTGTCATCATGCAGCAGTGCCCGGAACGCCTCAGAGTGGAATTCGATTCGCTCTATGCCCATGTCAGCCCTTCCAGTCGATGAGCAGTACCAGCAGGTGGTCCAGGTCCCCGGTGGGTGAGCGGTGCCATGCAGGCTCGCCGTCCACCGCGTACAGCCTGACCACGCCGTCCCGGCCCGCCCATTCGACGGCGTCCGTGGCCTGCACGTCCGTGTCCGGTGGCGCGTACCAGGACCAGCGCACCGCGACGGCCCCGACGCGCTGGGCGAGGACTTCCGCCGTCGCGCCGGGCTGCATCAGCGACCCGGGAATAGGCACCCGCCCGGCCCCGGCCCCGTAGTCCGCACGCCGGGTTCCCCTGGCGTCCGTTATCCACGTTGGCCGGACCCGGACGGGCACGTCATTGGCAAATGAGGGCAGCACGTCGCCCGCCTTTCAGATCCGGAATGCGGACAGGACATCCAGGTCACGCTGGAGCAGCGACAGCCCGCCGGCGACGCCCGGGGCGGTGACCGCCCAGGACACGGACACGGACCCGGCCTGTTCACGGGTGGCACCCATCGGGGACGCCAGCGCGTTGGCCGTCACCTGCTTGACGATTTGCGCGACGTCCGCGACGTCCGCGAGGTCCCAGCCGTGCCGGACCCGGACGGACACCGACCCCAGCCGAGAGGACCAGGCGGAACCGTCCGTGAATTCGACCATGCCCCGCTCAGAGAACGCGACGCTGTCCACGTCCACGGCGGTGCCGGCGTTGGACGCTGACAGAACATCCAGCAGCCTGCCCGTGGGCAGCAGCAACAGCCGGCCGCCCGGCCCGTCCCCGGTCAGGGTTTCCTCCAGGACCGGCGCGATGTGCCAGCGCGCCCAGCGGCGGATCCCGGCGGACGCGCCCAACAGCAGCGGCTCCACCCTGGGATCCGTGGCGGACACCTTGCCACGGGTCCAGTCGCTGAATTCCTCCGCAGTGACCAGGGGCGGCAGGCGGAACGCTTCCGGGTCCGGGTCGATAATTTCCGTTGTCACGTCCCGCCCCTCCGCCTCTCGCTACTTGGTGCCTACGTCATCCGGCCTGCGCGCTTTGTTGGCCACTGCCGTGACGTTTTTGGCCTTGGTTCCTTTGGGTGGTGCGGGTTCCTTGACCGGTTCCTGGTCGGGTTCCTTTGGCGGTTCCTCAGCAGGCGGCTGTGGTTCCTTTGGCGGTTCCTCAACAGGCGGCTTAGGTTCCTCCACCGGTTCCTTTGGTGTGTCTGTCACGGGTTCCTCCTGCTTGATGCCCAGGCGCTGGGCGTCGGCCTTGTTCAGCCGCAGTGTCGTCTTGATGCCGTTGACTTCGACGTCGTATGTCTCCAGGCCATCGGGGTCCTCAGTGAGGACGCGCCCCCGCCCCGGTCGGGGGACGCGTCCGTCCACTGGGTCACGCACGGACGTCCGTATCGACAAACGCCGTGGGACGTGTGACACCGAACGCCACGCGTTCCTCCGCGAGAATGGCCACCAGGTTGCGGATGAAGAAATCCGCGTGGCTGTCCGTGATGGACACCGTGGTCTGTTCGCGGTCCCACAGCACAGCCTTGGAGAAGTCACCCACCAGGCCGCGGCCGGCGGTGATCGCCTCAGACTCGATGATCGGCAGGCCCCACAGCGTCCTGGGTCCCAGCACGAACGGCCCGCCGCCCAGGAACTGGCCCGTGCCTGCGCCCTCGCGGGCCAGGTCGATGACCTCCACTTCCTCCGGGTGCAGCACCACGGCGTTTGGCGCGACACGTCCCACCACGCGGGCCTTGGTGATGGCCTTGCGTACCGTGGTGAAAATATCGGTGGTCCATGCCTGGGTCTGGATCCCGGACGTGGTCAGGATGCCGGGCAGGTTCTCGCCGGTGCCGTCACCCAGAAGAATCTGGTCCTCTTCCTCTTCCGCGATGTCGGCGCGCAGCTCATCGTTAATGAGCCCTTCCAACTGCCCGACATCGGCCAGGGCGCGCTTGGTCGCCGGGACCCACTCAGCAATCGTCTTGACCGTGGCCGTCCGGCGCGCGAACGCCCATGCGCCTTCCGGCTTGACGCCGCCGTCCACGTCCGTGACCTCCGTGCCGTCGATGACCGCGGAGCTGGTCGCTTCCGGGACCGGCGCGGCCGCGTTCGTGTGGCTGGTCTGCACGACGTACTCCACCGTGTCGGATGCGGTCCGGCGGACGCTGATGGCGTCGCGCAGGGTCAGCCGGCGGCGGCCCAGGGATTCCAGGATGCCGGTATCCTCCGACGTCACAAACACGCCCGCGCTGGTGGAATCGGCCCCGGTGAACAGACCCTTAACGCTGATGGGGTCCGTCTGGAAATGCGCTTTCTCCGGGACGCGTCCCTTGAACGGTGCCATGGCGGACTTGAATTCCGCGCTGGACACCACTTCCAGGCCCAGGTTCCGGACCCGGCGCAGCGTGGCGGCGCTGTCCTTTTGCGCGTCCACGTCCTTGCCTGCGGGTTCCCCGATTTCCTCGGCCAGCGCCCGGGCCTGCGCCAGCACTTCCTGGTCTGCCTTGGCGGCGCGCAGCGCGGCCAGGTGGTCCCGGGCCTCGGCCATCTTGGCATTGAATTCGGCCAGCGTGTCGCCTTCCAGGGCGACGCCGTCAGCCTCGGCCTTTTCCGCGATTTCGCGGGCAGCCTTGGCGGCGGCCGCGGCGGCGGCCTGCAGCCGCCTGATCTTCTCAGTCATTTGGGTTTCTCCTGTCATGGGATTTTTGCGTATCTACTGAATTACTTGGGCGCGTATGGGAGTGCCTACGTCGTGCAGTACCGCCGTAAAGACGTATAGACGTCATGCAGTGCTGACGTGATGCAGTAGTGCAGTGACTACTTAGACACTTGCCTCCAGTTCGGCGGCGTCCACCTGCGCCCTCCATGCCAGGATCCGTGCGGACGGGTCCGGTGCGGGTTCCTCGGCCTTGACGCTGCCCGCGCCCTCGGCCTTGACCTCGCCCGTCCCGCTGGCCTTCTCCTGATCCTTGATAACCTCCGCGGCCGCGAGGACGCCGTCTATCGCGTCCCGCGCCCCGCGCAGGCTGTCCACATGCTTACCGGACAGCACACGGCCCTCTTTCAGGCCGCCCGCCAGCCCGTCCGCCAGCGCCTTCACCGCCAGGATTTCCGTTTCCTGGTTCGCGCCGATCAGCACTATGGAGACTTCATAGAGCTTTAGTTCGTGCAGCTCATAGACGTCCTGGCCGTCCAGCTGCCCCAGGGATCCACGCACCACGTCATAGGCGAAAGACATCTGGGACGCGCGCCGGCCTTTGAGCAGCCGGTGGACCTGGGCGGCTTTCGGGTTCTCCAGGTCCAGCAGCCCGCGAACATACAGGCCCTTGCCGTCCTCGCGCGCCTCCACGACATGGCCCAGGTTGTAGTCAGGGTCCGCCATGACGTGCGAATAGAGGACGGGCAGGAAGTTCCCGGAGCGCGCCCAGTCGGCCAGGGTGTTGGCGAACGCGCCGGGCATGACCACGTCCCCGTAACTGTCGGCGTTGCCGAACACGGACGCGTAGCCCTCAAATTCGCCCTCGGCCAGACCGTCGGCGGGTCCTGCCTTGAATCGGACCTGAATGTCCTTGGTTCTCACTGTGACCTCCCTGGCCCCGTAGTAGATAGTCAATCGCCGCCTGAAGCGTTTGGATGTCGTCCCTGAAATGACCTAGGGCCAAGTTGCAGTGATGGCACAGCAAGCCCCGGACCGTCCCCGTGTCGTGGTCATGATCCACAGAGAAAGTCCTCGCGGCGGGGTCTGTGGATCGGCAAATGGCGCATTGGCCATTCTGTTCTGCCAGCATCCGGTGATAGTCCGCTGGCACCATCCGATAGCGAACCCATAGTCCGACGGCCCATCGTTCCTCTGTCGTGCGCTTTGGGCGGTTTTGGCTCTGGCGTTTCACCGCTTCCGGATTCGCGGCCTTCCACGCCAGTGACTTGGCTTTCGCGCAGTCCCGACAGTATGAGTCCAGTCCGGAGCGCATCCGCGTATTCACGCGGAACGCCTCCGCTGGCTTGTCTTCTCCGCAGATAAAGCACACTTTCGATACAGGCGTTTCCCGCACCACTTTCCAGGCCATGCGTGCAGATTATTCCTCCTGCTCGGTCCGGTCGATGGTTACGGTGCATTCGCACCCGGCGACCTCATCAGCGCCGCCGGCGGTGTCACCGGGGAAGTCCATGCCGTTGGAAAACTGTTCGCTGATGGGCACGGTTTCGCCATCCATCGCGGCATGGCTGGCGCGCGGGTTCGATGACGTGACACGCCAGGTTTTGGTGGCCGTGTCCGGTGCGAGCTTCCGCCCGGCTTCCGTCCTGGAAAACGCCGCCAGCGCCGCGCCCGCCGCCGCACCCGCTGCCAGGGACCGCTGCGACTCCGCGGCGTCGAACACACTGGACGGTTCCGGCGCGTCCTCGCTGTCATCGTCCAGGACCGCCTCCAGTTGCTGGCGGGTGGCCTGGTTCACCCAGCCCGCCCGCTTCCCGGCGAACGCCTCCAGGAAAGCCAGGGTGGCGTCCACGTTGTAGGCGTCCGGGTCGAAGCCCAGCGCCTGCGCCTGCTCGCGGCCCATCTGCGCGGAAATGTCCACGGCGACCTCATACAGATCCTTGGTCAGTTCCTTGTCCCAGCGCTTGGCGTCCCACCAGGCCCCGCCCGCGCCGATGGCGGACAGAACCGCCTTGCGCTGGCGCCGGAAGAACGCCGCGAACACATCGGCCAGGGTGTCGCGGGCGTCCGCGTCCGGGTCGGCCTTGGTCCGCACGGCGGCCGCCTTGGTCCGGCGTGCCGGGCCTGCCAGCGTTCCGGTGTCCGGTGCGGAGTCCTGCGGGTTCGCCTGCCCGCCGGTAATGACGTTCAGCGGGACGATTAGTTCGTCTCCGCCTTCCACGGCTGGCATGTTCTGGGTGGCGCGTGCTTCATTGCGGGTCATCCACGGCCCGCCCACGGCCTGCTGCAGCTGGTCGGCCTGTTCCTCGAAGCTGCCGCGCAGCTTCTCCGCGAGGTTGAATTCCAGGTAGCTGTTCGTGGAGTCCTCGAAATCGGCCAGCAGTTGCAGGTTCAATTCCTCCGCAATCATGGACAGCCACGGCCCCAGGGTGTCCTGGTACAGGTGTTTGTGCTGTTCCTTGACGTTGGAAAACGTGGCGTGATCCAGGATGCCGACCATGGGCGGCGGGATGAAGTATGCGGCCGCGACTTCCTCGCGGGTCAGCTTCCGGGCCTCCACATATTGCAGCTGTTCAGCGGTCTGGCTGGCGGAAACGAATTTCATCCCATCCTCCAGGATGGGCGTTCCGCCTGCCTCCGGTCCGCCGCCCGCGTACTGGCTGCGCCAGGACTGGCGGAACCTGTCCCGCGCCCCGTCAGACCAGGCCGGTGCGGCTGCCGGGCGTTCCAGGTAACCGGACGCCCGCGCCCCGTTCCGCAGGGTCTGTTCCCGCATGCGCCCGGCCTCGTACTCTTCCGCGAGGATCCGGCGCAGCGATTCGATGGGTGACGTTCCGGCCAGGTCCCCGTCCGGGTCATAGCCACGGAAATGCACCACCTGGTCCGCCGGGTACGTTTTCTTGCCCCTGGACCCGGTGAACTCGAACGCCTCGGGCCACATCCACGATTCGCCCACGGGGCTGACCATGGACGGCGGCAGGCGCAGCAGGGACGGCCCATTCGCGGCCTGCATTTTCAGCCAGTAGGCCCGGTCATAAATGCCCAGGTCACGGACCAGCGCGTCCAGCAGCCGGTAACGGGTGGTCGCCGGATTCGGCTTATCTATGAGCTGGATCAGGCCCGTTCCGGTTAGCCGCTTCCTGTCCGTGTCGGATACCCGCCGGAACTGGTGCAGACCCAGCTGCGCGATGTTCCGGCCCAGGAAGTCCACGACGGTGCGGACAGCGGACTGCGCCCGCCAGATCGCCCCGTAGTCAGCCGTGTAATCATCGGCCAGGCGGATCCTGTCCGCGCGCATGGTTCCCGGACGGGACAGTCCCCTGATGGTCCCCTCAGACACAACGAAAGCCAACAGATCCACCGCCCTCCGCTAAAGTGCCTGAATGAAATCGACGTCGGCGCGGGCTATGACAGCCTCGCCGTCCAGCCGCGCCGGTTCCGCGCCCGGCTCCATGACCGTGGCATTCCGCAGGAACAGCAGGTCGGCGCTGCGCCGGACCAGCAGCCCGTCCAGGGCGCGGCCCGACTTCAGGTTCACCACGACACGCCGCGAATGCAGGCCCCGCCAGGCCAGCCACGCCAGCGCGGACGGCAGGGCTAGGGAAATGCAGATGCCCGCCAGCAGCGCCGCTATCAGCCATTGCTCCACGTCCGCGCCCTTTCCTCAAACCACCATTAGGGCGCCGTCCTCATAGGCTGACACCTGCTGAACCTCCACCGGGCGGGACACGTCCCACACCGCGCCCGATACCGCCATCAGCGGCGCGGCACCGTGCGGGGAATCCTTCCGGTTCCACACCCACGAATCGCCCAGCGGCTTGGTCACCGCCGTGGCCGCGACCAGGTCCAGGACGGGCTGGGGCAAATGCCAGATCCGCGCCGGCCTGTCCGCTTCCGTTTCGCCCGCCGCCGGGTCCGGCTTCCAGACGTGCGCGCGGATCCCGTCATAGAACCGCCCGCAGCCTGCGCCCAGGTCCGTGCCGCCCCACTCGATGACGTCCACGTTCTCCAGTTCCTTTAGCTGCGGCACCAGGCCCGACACCGGAGCGCCCCGCGCCTGAACCACCACGCGCAGCCGCCGGGTCGGGGACGCCCTGGACGCGAACCATTCCAGCGCCCAGTCCTGCCCGTACCTGGCCGCGACGATTTCCGCGTGCAGCCCGCCGTCCGGACGCCTGCCCGCCACGCCGATAAAGGTCCGGGTCCGGTCATGCTCAGTATCCACACAAAAGGTCACCGGCTCATCCGCGGGAATGGACGATCCCGGGTCCGTCCCGGCCTCCCAGGATCCCGGCGGGAACGGCCCCTCAGCCGCGCCGTCGTTCCACTGACACAGGACCTCAGTCCTAAACACCCATTCCGGGTCCGTGCGGCGCGCCGCCATGATGGCCCGCTCAGTGATCGCGTACCCCAGCGACGGGTTAGCCGCAGCCCAGCCGTCCCGGTCATCCATCGAACAACCCGGCGGCGCGGACCATTCAAAGATCGCCAGCGAATCGTCGTCGGTGACGTCCTCGCCATCCGGTGGCGCGTCCGCCAGGACCACGTCCATGCCGTCGCTGTTGATCCCGTCCGGGTCACCCAGCGACGCGTGCGCCATCATCCGCAGGTAGCGCAGCACCACACTGGACGCGTCGCCGGCGTTGGACAGTGCAAGGATGAGCGCCAGCGCCCGCGCCATCGTTGTCTTGGTGATCGCGCCCCAGGCGTCCCAGCTTTGATGCTCGCGCAGTTCATCCAACAGGATCAGGTCCCCGGCCAGGCCACGGCCGCCGCGCCTGGACGCCGCCTGCACCTTGTACCGTTCGCCGCCCTCCAGCTCCAGCGCTTTCTTCCCGTTCGTCCGGTTTACCCGCCGAATCTCAGCGGCGAGGTCCGGGCAGTCCTCAGCGATTTCCACCGCGCCCTGCCAGACCTCTTCCGCGATGTCCAAATTCTGCGCCGTGCCGATGACCAGGCGCGCCGCCCGGACGTACATAAAGAACAGCGCCATGACCTGCGCGATAGTGGACTTGCCATTCTGCCTGGCGACCAGCAGAACCACGGTCCGGAAACGGAATGACCCGTCCGGCAACAGCTCCATGGCGTGGATCAGAAACCACTTTTGCCACGGGTACAGCTCCATGCCCAGGATGTCCTGGGCGAAGTCGATGCACGCGAAACCCGCCGACGTCTTAGGCGTCAGCCGGCGCAGCGGCGGCGTAAAAATCCGCGGAACCTCATGGCCCAGCAGCGGCTTAGGCGCGCTTCCTGGCCGACGTCTTGGCGCCGCCCTGGACGGCCCGGAGCTGCGCGAGCTTGCCACCCTTGTCCGCCTCCTTCCGCGCGTCCAGGACCTTACGCCCGGACGGCGTCAGCCCCAACTGATCGCACGCTTTCAGATAGACGGACTGGGTGACGTTATCGAACCTGTTGTCTATGACCGGCCAGTCCGGGTCATCCAGGCGCTCCGCCATCATCATCAGCACCGCCACCGCGCCCTCATCCATGGCCGTGATGATGCCCTCACGCTTGGCCGCCTGCACGGACTCATTCGTGACGTGCCAGATTTCGCCCTGCACGGCTAGCGCCTGATACCAAACAGGCCCACCACCAGGATGAGCAGCAGCAGAATAACGATGAGCCAAAGCGGGTCCATGACCGTGTCCTTTCCGTGGTGTCCCTATACTGGGTGTGGCAGTGGCCGGTGAGGTTCGCTTTTCGGGAGTAGGGCGAACCCATGACCCGGACGCCAGCCGCCGATTCCTATAGGCGGCTACGCCCCCGCAGGTTGGGACTTGCGGGGGCACTTCCGTTTACAAGCGGGCTTGAAACAATCCAGTGTCTACATGGCGTCTACCTTTATTAGACGCGTGACCCGGCGTGTCCTTCCGGGGGGAGAGGGAACAC